TTCAGATATCAGGATGAAGATATTGATACAACAATCGATCAAATTGATGATAATTTTGAAGATTATGGATTCATTCAAACATTAACACTGATTGGAACAGCTTCTTCTGCTGTAGCAACATCTCAGATTGTTAATGGTGGCGTTAGAAAAATAACTGTTACAAATAGAGGAAGTGGATATACTTCTACGCCTAGAGTTGCCATCTCATCTGCACCAACAGGAGGATTAACTGCAATTGGAATTGCTACTATGATCTCTGGAATAGTGGATTGTGAGGGAACTATTTCGGATAAAGTTCAGGGAGTAGGAATAGTTAATTCTGGATACGGATATACAGTAGCACCAAAGGTTACATTTATTGGTGGTGGTGGAAACGGGGCAGAAGCTATATCAGAAATTGCTAATGGTATTGTTGGATTTATAACTGTAACTAATGGTGGATCTGGATATTTTTCTCCTCCGATTGTTACAATAAGTTCACCCGGTGTTGGAGTTGGAGAAACTGCTAAAGCAACAGCATTAATAAATTCTTCGGGATCAGTAGTATCCATAAGAATAATAGATGCTGGATTTGGATATACATCTATCCCATCAATCCAAATAGATTCACCAGCTACAGCAGGTTTTGGTACTTATATACCAAATGAAACCGTTACAGGTTCTATAAGTGGAACAACAGCAAAAGTTAAATCATGGAATTCTAAAAATAACACATTAAAGATATCAAAATCTTCCGGTTATTTTATTGTTGGAGAAAATATCGTAGGATCAGCAAGTAGTGCAAGTAGGCAGATTATAACATCATCAGAATTTGATACAACGGATACATATGCAAAAAATGAGGAGATTGAAATAGAATCTGATAAAATTTTAGATTTTAGCGAAAGAAATCCATTTGGAATGCCATAAATAAAATTTAAAGAAGAAAAAAAATGTTTGAGTATTTTTATCACGAGATATTGAGAAAAACTGTTATATCATTTGGAACTCTATTTAATAATATATCAATAAAACATAAAAATAGTGACAATGATGTTGTTAGTGTTATTAAAGTTCCTTTAGCCTATGGTCCAACTCAAAAGTTTTTAGCAAGATTAGAACAGTCTGCGGATTTAAATAGACCAATTCAAATGACTTTACCTAGAATGTCATTTGAATTTGTTGGGTTGTCTTATGACGCAGCGAGAAAAGTAACAACTACTCAAACTTTTATAACAGCATCTTCTTCGGATAAAAGTGTTGAAAAAAAGGCATATATGCCTGTCCCATATAATATGCAATTTGAACTTAGTATCATGACAAAATTAAATGATGATATGCTACAAATAGTGGAGCAAATATTACCGTACTTTCAACCATCATATAATCTATCCATCGATGTAATTGAAGAGATTGGTGAAAAAAGAGATATACCAATAGTTCTAGAAGGAATAACGATGAGTGATGATTATGAAGGTGATTATTCTACAAGAAGATCTTTAGTATATACACTTAGATTTACTGCAAAAACATACTTATTCGGTCCAGTTACAACATCTTCTTCCGATATCATCAAAAAAGTTACTATTGGATACATATCTGCATCATCATCAGGAAGTAGTTCTAAAACTGGTGGTAGAGATTTGATTTATTCTGTCACACCAACAGCTACAAAAAATTATACAGGAGACTCCTCTACTTTATTAAGTGGTGATATAGATGATACACAGTCTACAATTATTGTAGATGATTCTTCCAGTTTAGAGATAAACTCCAATATTACCATAGATGATGAAACAATGCGTATAACTTCAAAGGATAATAATACATTAACAGTTGTTAGGGGATATAACAATACAAAACAGTCTTTACATGTTTTAGGTTCTCAAATTAGAAAAATAACTGAAGAAGATAATCAGTTGATAGAAGTCGGTGATAATTTTGGATTTGATGGGGAGTTTGCATGAAAATGACAAAAAAATTTGATTCTTTGAATAAAGAATTCAACACTAATGATTTTTTAGAAGATTCTATTGATAAGACTGATTTTGATGTTGATGTTTCTATAGAAAAATATGAGAAAGATGTGGAAGAAACTAAATTTCCACCAAATGATATCAAAAAAGATTATGACTATACAAGAGGAAATTTGTACTCATTAATAGAAAAGGGACAAGAAGCTATAAATGGAATTCTTGAATTGGCACAAGAAAGTGAAATGCCAAGAGCATACGAAGTAGCCGGACAATTAATAAAAAATGTTGCTGATGCAACTGATAAATTAATGGACTTACAGAAGAAGTTAAAGGATATTGAAGAAGAAAAGGTTAAAGGTCCCACAACTGTAAATAATGCACTTTTTGTTGGATCAACTGCAGAATTGGCTAAACTTTTAAAACAGCAATCCCAAAATGAAAACATTTAAAGAGTTTCAAGAAGAATGGAGTAATAAATATAAGAAGAATATTAATTGCTCAAATCCAAAAGGATTTTCTCAACGTGCTCATTGTGCAGGAAGAAGAAAAAGAGCAAAAGGTGAAGAAACTAAGTCAAAATCAGTTGAATGAAGTATCCAAAGTTTTCCCACAAGACTGCCCATTTAAAAGGTAAGCAACATCAGTTGGATCCCAATTTGGATTTAGGACAATTGGTTAAACATGCATCTATTCAGTATGTTGATTGGGATAATGATGGGGATGTGGATGAATATGATAAAAAACCAAAATTAGTTCCCGACGAAAATCCAACCGCAAACTTCGCATCAACTTCAAAGAAATTGATTGCTAAACAAAAAGGAGAAATAAGACATACCAAAAGAGGTATTGCTTATGAAGAAACTGAATTCAAATCTAGAGGAAATCTCCATCAGTGGTTTAAAGGATCAAAATCAAAAGACGGAAAACCAGGATGGGTTCAAGCAGATGGTTCTCCTTGTGCAAATGAACCAGGTGAAACTAAAACTCCAAAGTGTTTTAGTTCTGGGAGACTTTCCGCATTGAAAAGAAAGGGTAAAAAAGGAGAATCAATAATCAGGGCAGCAGTTCGTAGAAAACGTCAACAAGATCCAGGACAACAGCAAAAATCTGGTGCAGCAAAACCAACAAATGTCAGAACTTTTGCAAAAGGAAAAAAGGATCCTAATTATATAAAACCAGAACCAAATCTTAAGGAAACAATGGAACTAAACGAAAAGAGTAAAGATATACCAAGTAAAGGTAGTGGTACAAAAGATGCATGTTACTCTAAAGTAAAATCAAGATATAAAGTTTGGCCTAGTGCATATGCATCTGGAGCATTAGTTAAATGCCGTAAGGTTGGTGCCGCAAACTGGGGAACAAAAACCGAGGAAACACATATGCATGAAGAAGAAAGATACTGTCCTCTTTGTCACAAGAGAGAAACAAGATCGGAATGTTCTTATGGAGAAAAAGCTTGGGATAAAGTGTCTGTAAAGGACGAAGAGTACTCAATGGCTCGCTCTGAATTGAGTACTATTGCAGATGCGATTAAAAGAATTAATTCAAAAGTTGAAAGAGGAGAAGGAAACCTAGAGGCATGGGTACAGTCAAAAATCACAAAGGCAGCAGATTACATTGATACTGCAGCGGATTATATTACTGGCGGAGAAATGGAAGAAATGAAGTGTTGGCCTGGGTATGAGAAAAAAGGAAATCAAAAACTTTTTGGTAAGAAATATAATCGTTGTGTCAAAAAAGAAGATGTAACTATTGAAGATTTAGATGGGAATACATTTGCAGAAGTGATAGATGTAATAAAACCCGGTACAATTAAAGGATTTAAATCTCAAGTACAAGAAGCAACTAGGTTACAAACTCAAACTGGAAATGTAGTTTCTGTAACTTTAACTTGGAAGGGAAGATATTATTCTTTAAAAATATTTTTCCCACAATTAAAAATTCCATCACGTAAGGAAATTAATGATGAAATTCAAAAAGTATATCCAGGAAGTAGCGTAGTTTATCATTCAATTTCTGAGTTTAAACCAGGTGAGCCATTATTTCAAGGAGGTAGTGCAGCAAAACCAGGATATAATAAAAACTATGTTAAACCTATGGGAGAGAATGTTGAAGTTGACGAAGATTGGCAGAAAGTAAATCGCCAAGACAAAACTGATGGGTTAAGTCAGTCGGCAGTTAATGCATATAGGCGTGAGAATCCTGGTTCTAAACTTCAAACTGCAGTAACTGAAAAAAATCCAACAGGAAAAAGAGCAGAACGTCGTGCTTCATTTTGCCGTCGCATGAAAGGGATGAAATCTAAACTTACTTCATCAAAGACAGCAAAAGATCCAGATTCTAGAATTAACAAAGCACTTCGCCGTTGGAATTGTAATTGATAACTAGGTAGGTTTTTTATGTCTGATGTATATCTTGGTAATCCCCTTTTAAAAAAAGCAAATACTGCTATTGAATTTACTGAAGAACAAATTCTCGAATTTGTTAAATGCCAAAATGATCCAGTTTATTTTGCAAAAAATTATGTAAAAATTGTAACTCTTGATCATGGATTACAACCATTTCAAATGTATCCATTTCAGGAAAAACTTGTAAATCGTTTTCATGAGCATAGATTTAATATCTGCAAGATGCCTCGTCAGACAGGAAAGTCAACTACAGTAGTATCTTTTCTTCTACATTATGCAGTATTTAATGATAATGTAAATATAGGTATTCTGGCAAACAAAGCGGCAACTGCTAGAGAACTATTAGATAGATTGCAGACTGCATATGAAAATTTACCAAAGTGGATGCAACAGGGAATTATCTCTTGGAACAAGGGTTCTTTGGAACTTGAAAACGGAAGTAAGATCTTGGCTGCTTCTACTTCTGCTTCTGCAGTTCGTGGTATGTCATTCAATATATTATTTTTGGATGAATTTGCTTTCGTCCCAAATCATATTGCAGATTCATTCTTCGCTTCAGTATACCCAACAATTACTTCAGGTAAAAATACAAAAGTAATTATAGTATCAACTCCACATGGTATGAATCATTTCTACCGAATGTGGCATGATGCAGAGAAAGGTAAAAATGAGTACATATTTACAGATGTTCATTGGAGTGAAGTTCCTGGAAGAGATGAGGAATGGAAGAAACAAACAATATCTAATACTTCTGAACAGCAATTTAAAGTTGAATTTGAATGTGAATTTTTAGGATCTGTAGATACTTTGATAGCACCATCTAAACTTAGAAACTTTGTCTACGATCATCCTAAGACACGTAGTGCTGGTTTAGATGTATATGAAGATCCAATAACCAATCACGATTACTTAATCACTGTAGACGTTGCTAGAGGTGTTGGAAATGATTATTCTGCTTTTGCTGTAGTTGACATTACTCAATTTCCACACAAGGTAGTTGCAAAGTATAGGAATAATGAAATCAAACCAATGCTATTTCCAAGTATAATAGAAGAAATTGGGAAAAGTTATAATGAAGCATATATTCTGTGTGAGGTTAATGATGTTGGAGATCAAGTTGCAAGTATTTTGCAATATGATCTGGAATATAAAAATCTTTTAATGTGCTCTATGAGAGGGCGTGCTGGACAAATTGTTGGACAGGGTTTTTCTGGAAAGAAGACGCAATTGGGTGTAAAAATGTCAAAAACTGTTAAAAAAGTTGGATGCCTCAATCTCAAAACTATGATTGAAGAGGATAAACTTTATTTTAATGACTATGATATTATTTCA